CTGTTGGACCTGTACTTCCTGTTGATCCTGTAGGCCCGGTTCCCAATGCACCAGTCGGCCCGGTCGATCCAGTGGATGCTGTAGGGCCTGTCGAACCTGTACTTCCTGTTGTTCCAGTACTTCCGGTAGGGCCTGTAGGCCCGGTACCCAGTTGTCCTGTCGGGCCTGTTGATCCTGTTGTTCCAGTTGATCCTGTGCATCCCGTTGATCCGGTAGGCCCCGTGCCCACAGCTCCTGTCGGGCCAGTCGATCCAGTGGAACCAGTCGATGTTGCAGTACCATCAGCGCCTTTTGGGCCTGTTGTTCCTGTGGCACCCGTAGGGCCTGTCGATCCAGTCGACCCTGTAGGCCCGGTCTTTCCTGTGGGTCCGGTCCCAATCTGTCCTGTAGGTCCTGTTAATCCTGTTGGCCCCAAAGCACCAATCACTTTCCAATTTGGACCTAATCCTAAATAAACATCATCGGTTAATGCATTGTAAGCGAATGAACCGACATACGGTAATAAAGAGGGTGATCCCGATGGATCAATGACATAGGGTAGAATAAGTTGGGATACTGTATCATTCTGACCATTAATAATGGTTGGTTCACGATCACTCATTTGTTATGGGAATAAAAATGATCGGATTCGAAAAATCATCCGGTAAAAATGACGACCCACTGTCGTGTCTGTAAACAGGATTACAAAACATCCTATATCAAACAACATAACCAAACATCGAAACATGCATTAAACCAATATTATGATGACCAAAAAAACCGTAAAATTATGATGAACGAACACGCGGCGGCAATCTTGGAAAAAGTATGGTATTGTAAACAGATAGACTTAATCAATGATATTACGAATGTGATCATGACTCAGTTTTTAACATTACCGTATGATAAATATCATTCGTTTTTGCACAAGTATTGTCATGGTGCTGATACGGATAAAAACCACCCCTACGAGATGACCATTGCTGGTTGGATATTTAAACAAGATCCAGATATGTCAAAAAAATTTGACTATAATAATTCATTTAAATCATGGCCTAAAAGTGTATTACTAAAACTTGGATATAAGGTTTGAGATGTAAAGTGTTATAACATGGATGAAATTTATCCATGTTATAAAATGAATTACGGCCCGAGTGCGACACAATCAGGCGAAGTTCCTAAATCGTTACTTTACTTTATGCGCGAATGCGAGGATTATGTGGCCAAGTTGACATTATTTAAAAAATATTGTATTTGGCGTTACACGATTGGCAGTGCCAGTGTGAATACTTACCTCATTACCAATACCATGTCCAGTAATGCTATTTATTGGGCTTATCTTTTTTTTAAATACTGGTCGAACACGGCAAAGTACCCCGTGAAAAATATCCCTAGTAAATACAAAGGGTTTCTACCTTATTTTGTGAATCCAGATGCGTTTAATCGATTAGGTCAGGACCAACAAGAAGGGGTGGCAGGTTTATTGATTAAAACTTATGCCATCACGTTGCAGCAAATTATTTTAGCCGCGCCTAAAGTGAAGCTTGATGGTTTTCATGTTTATAAAATTTCCAGTCGATATCCTGGATTACCTGAGAGTGTAACAGAATTACCCGCGGCGGTTGAACAATTTCCTTTTAATTCGACGACAGTCACACAGTACTTCAACTTTGCCATTTTTGCCAAGGCTGAATCAACATGTTGCTTGTTTGATATCTATGTTCCACCAGGTTCAGTCTGTTTGTCGGTACCATCATTTTACCATGCTTATCCCTGGGAACGTGAGGTCATTTTACCCATCGGAAGTATTTTTGAAGTCAGACAGATTGTCAATGGCATGATGAATTACATTGAACCTACTACATTGAATAGTCAGATGATTCAACCCAAGGGTGATATTAGCATGGGTAATGTCTTTTTGATTAATGAATATAGTCCATGCAAAGGCGGTCAATGTGTTGTTCAGAAGAAGCCGATGACCATCTATCAAACTGTTCTAGCTTGATCAGGATAGAGTCTAGACTTCTTTTTCAGTCTCAAATACTCAATCGGCGTAGACGTACGAAACAAATCTTTTAGTTCATCGTTGATATTCACCTTCTTGTAATCTTCTACAATGATCGGTGATTTACCAGCTGTATGAGGCAGAGGATCTTCTACTTTCGTGAATCGTATGTAAGTAGTTTGCGGCGGCCACAAATAATCGTATAACAACGAAACAATCCAAGCCATTTAAATAGCTAAAGAAAACAACACAAACATGGATAACGAGTGTGCTCAGTTTGTTGCCGAGTGGACCAGTAAAGGACTGGATCCCAATTGCATGCAAAAGATGCTTCAATTGCTTCAGATGGTTTTAATCGAAGTGGATATCGAGGTAGTGAAAGAAAAATTAGAATTATTTTTACAGTTATGTAATGATAGTCAGTTTGATCTTGAAGATGAGGCTGTGGATCGACTGATTGAAGCTTTACAAAAGACAACTTTTAACAACAATGAGGTGGATCATGTATAAAAGGTAATAATAACTATAAAATGTCTGAAAAAACAATACTAATTACCGGAGATGATGCTCAGACACGATTTAATATTACTAATGCCGAGTTTCTTCAACATGGCCACGATGAAGTTGGAGAGTTGATTGTTGTGGGATATGCAAAAACAATGTTTAAAATTTATCAGAGAATTTATCCACAAGAATACGCACGTTTATTAGCCTATATCCAATATGGTATTTTACCAGGTATAGTAGATTTAACCACCTCGGCGGCGACTTAGATGATTTCGAGTAAAATGCCTATACAACGTAGTAAAATAAATAGCAACAATATCATCCACATTGTGTTGTTGCATGGCTGTAAGTTGGTAGTAGCCGCGGCCGAAGATTTGGTGCGCAAAAGCTTGATGGCTATGCGCATGAAACAAATTATAGTAAAAGGCTTTTGACCTTCGCGGCGACCCAGGTGTAGGAACATATTGCAAGTAATTAGTCACATTGAAGACGCCGGCAGGTCCATTGATGGCGGCAAAAACAGGATTGCGATTCATTTAAATTGCTAATAAAATGTCATACTGCTGTTGTGCTTGTGGCTGTAAAGTCCCTGATGACCATGTTGTCGTTTGTAGTGAATGTAATGAATGTATCTTATGTGAACCTTGTGCAAGTGAATTAGATTGTCATTGTTTATGTTGTATGAGTACTAGTAGTGATAGCGATGATGCTAGTACGGTGAGTGATGATGAATAAGTAACATTAGTTACTTATTCCTTTCTTTTGTCTTCTGGTTTTTGGTGGTCCGCGCGCTTCATAATAACACTGTTTCACATACTTATCTTGCAATGCATCTTTAATAAGAATATTGTGTGATTTTGCGTACTCTTTACAGAAATCAAGCCATGGTGTAGCTTGCGGCGGACGGTTGATTTGACTATTGGAACCGTTGGACATTTTATAATTTTAATTTATTTTATCCAGCGGTCTAGATTTAACAAACACCAACACTTGACCCTAACATTAATTCATCCAACATTTTTAGTCGTTTGTTGATGATTTCACGTTTCATATGTTTACTATCATTGATACGTTTACTGTTATTACGATAGTACTTTAGTGCTGCTTGGTTCTGTCGCTGTTTTCGTTCCTCTTCAGTAATTTGTAGTCTTGGCCGGCCGCGCTTCGCAGTTGACTCCATTTTTATATAATCTTTTTAGTTTTAAATCATTTTTGGAAGGGTGACGAGAAGACGGTGACGACAACTCGTTTGACCACCCCCCCCTAGAAAGCGTCATTTCTGGCGAGTTATGTTTTTTGTAAATAAGCTTTCCGCAGCGCATAGCTTGTATATATATTCTGTCATTCTGTCACCTTTATATCTAAATATATATATATATACATACATTAGTTGGGTGACAGGATGGGTGACAAAGGGTATGACAGGTGGGTGACAAGTGGTTTAAAAATAAAGTCATCTCATTAAAAATGACGACCGCGGCGAAAAAGAAGACTATTATTACACTTGGAGAGAAGGTTGACTTTGATATTCTCCGTAAGTTAATGGTGTGTGATGAGTTGGATAGTAAACTCAAAAAGGAATTGAGTATGTACTTCCGTAAAACCATTCATACGAAAGAGATATTAATTCAATATACTTACAGTAAAGATTGTGATGAAGGTCGACTTTATTGCCGGGAGAATATTGGATTACAATTTTTCCCCCGACATATTAGACATGCCTTGGCGCGCGAGTTTTACGATGATATTGATATAGCGAATTGCCATCCAGTATTGTTAACTCAATGGTGTGAGAAACACGAGATTCCTTGTCCCATGTTACTTCAGTACGTTCAAAAACGTGAAACGATATTAACGAATATGATGGCATTCTATAACAAAAATCGCGACGCGGCGAAAGATATGATACTTCGATTGTTATATGGTTCATCATTACCGAAGAAACATACACCCTACTTAGCGAAACTCAAAGAAGAATTCGATCATATTGGTGATTGTATGATGGACATTAATCCAGATTTATACAAGAAGGTTGAAACGAAGAAGAATGCACATGGCTCACTCATGAGTAAACAGCTTCAAATCATTGAAAATGAATGTTTGATGTCCATGTATAACTTCTTCCGTGAAGCTAAAATCCAAGTGGGTGTCTTGGTGTTTGATGGATTAATGATTGAAAAGATTAAAGATGATAATTTGCTTCGTAATTGTGAAGTTCAAGTATTCATCGATACAGGCTATCAAATCAAGTTGGTAAAAAAACCAATGGATATTCCGTTAGAAGTAAAGCTTCCAGAACATTTTACCTTTGTCAAGAATGACGATGAAGCCCATAGTCAGTTACTCAAACTCATTGGACCTGACAAGATTAAATACTGCCATCAACAGCTTTACATTTACAATGAAGAAAACGGATTATTTGAACAAGATATTGAAGTCCTGTATCAGTACATTAGAAAGTATAAAGATTACTTGAAATTTCTTGATACTAAAGGTAATTCTCATAGTTACGCTGACACGGCGAGAATGATGCAGAATTTGGTGCCTCTTATCAAAACTTCTAGTTTGGATAACGAGTGGTTGGAAAATAGTGATGCTACATCATTAGGCTATCTCCTGTTTAGTGATGGTATTTACAACATGAAAACTTGCACCTTTACACCTGGTTTTAATCATGAAATTGTTTTTCACTATCGTATCAATTATCCGTTTCCGGAACGTAATGATGCTGATATGGATTATGTTTACAATATTTTCTTCAAGCAGATGATGAAAGATCCATGGCCATTTATAGCCATGACGGCCCGCGCCTTAACTGGATATACTTCTAAAAATTTTGTGATTGGTGTGGGAAACAAGAATAGTGGTAAATCAAAATTAGTGGAAGCCTACAAACATACCTTTGGGAATTACATTGGAGGATTTAATGCTGAAGTTCTTGTTGAAAGTCCGAACAATAGTGCCGATGAAGCATCTAAACTTCGATGGGCATTGTTATCGCGTTATAAGCGTATTCTTTTTTCGAATGAGGTTAGGATGAACAAAAAATTAGATGGCAATGCGATTAAAAAACACAGTTCAGGTGGCGATGAATTAACAGCGAGACAACATTGTAGTAATGAAATTCAGTTTAGTCCACACTATACTATTTTTTGTATGTTGAATGATGTTCCAACGATTGAACCGTTCGACGATGCTGTTCGTATGCGATTATCTTATCAAGAATTTCCATACTATTTTACAAAAGATGTTGTGAATGAAAATGATAGACTTATTGATGAACAGTTCAATGTTAAATTTCATCAATCATCTTTTAAGTCTGGTTTATTGCATATCATCTTGTTAGCGAATGAGATGATTCAACAACATCAATTTAATCCGAGTTTTGATACCCAATTTAAGAATGCTTGGATTGAAGATGAACATGATGATAATAAAGTTGAAGAGATTTTAAATCAAGCTTTTGTCATTACTTTTCAACCCGATGATAAAATATCTGTCGCTGAATTGAAAGATTATAGATTAAAACATGGTATCACTAATATGTCAAACAAGAAATTTAACGATACATTACGGCAGCTTGGATTGAAGGAAAAAGCCACCAAGAAAACACGATTCTGGACAGGTGTTCGTTATCGAACTCAATTCGACTAAATGGTTTAAAGATAAAGCCACTCGATATAAATGACGACGTTGCAAACAACATACAAAGGTTATACGTTTCAATCAGAAAATGAAGCAAGATGGGCTGTATTCTTTGATGAAATGAAAATGCAGTGGACATACAATAGAAATGTTTTTGTGATATTAGGTAAATATCATGGTCAAACGCAGGCAGTAACAATTGATAGGGGTAAAGAAATCATTAAAGATGAATTTCATTATTACAATAAATATACTTGCCATGGTACTCCATTTAATTTCTTTTCTCAACAAGGAAAAACTAAAATTTGTCCTCGATGTGGATTTATGAGTGATTATCCCTATGGTAGTGGATATTTTTGTGAACCGTGTGATTTTGATACCCCATGTGGTTCAGGAAACCCATTAGAGATAGGTTTATTAGAAACCATTAAGGTAGAACCTTATAAAGGTTGTCTAGAACTTGTAAACCATGATTGGACACGATTTAAGACTGCAATTTCCATAGCGATTATTAGTTCACAGCGTTATCAATTTAATAACAATAATAATAACAACTGAATAAACATTTCCGCCAGCAAGAAATCTTTTTCATTTTCATTGTCTATAATAAATAGACAATGAGTGCCGAACGTATGCGCGAAATTTATCTTGAACAGGCCATGAACGGGGGTGTCGCAATTGACGATGGTGGATTTCTTCCAAAAGGTGCTAGACGTCTTAGAAAACAAGGCAAGAAAGGACCTAAAGGGATTAAATATGCTTTCCCAGCATCCTATTTTAAGGAAGAACACCCCTATGGTGTCTCACATCCACGCGTTAAACGTGGTAGAAAACCAGCGAAGAAAGCGGCTAAACCAAAATCAAAAGTATTACTCATTAAATCTGCAGCCCCAAAGGAGAATCGATGGGTTGAACATGTCAAAGCTTATGCTGCTAAACATAAGGTGAGTTATGGAGAAGCATTGTCATTATCGCGTGCCAGCTATCGAAAGAAACGATAAATTATTATTGTTTTTACAATAATAAATGAATAGAAACGATAAATTCAACAGGCTGAGAAATCAGCAACACGCCATGGCCATGAACATGTCACAAAAGAACAACTTTCGTTTGTTAGCGGAACAAGAGGTTCGTAATATGATGGAAAACTTGGAAAGTAAACGTGCTGTTGAACAGGCCACGCGCACCACGTTAGGCATTAATCAACATTGCCGTTCCTATGCTAATGATATTCGTTCTAGAGAACTTGCAGCCAGACTGAATAAAGCAACAATACAAAAACAAGCCCGCCGCCGGCAATTTGATTTAGCGGAAGAAGCTGCTCGCGCTACTGCAACGAACGCACAATATAGAAAATTTGGAATTCGAGTCTAATTTTTTTCTATTATATAAATGTCTAAGAATTTAGCAAGGCAGTTGGATAAACTTCCAACAGAAGATTTAACCATTATCGCTCAAAGAATGGGTGTACGTGGTGCAGAAATTTTACCACGTAATACGCTGATCAGTAAAATAATTGATGCGCATGAAGAACAGATTATTGTACCTGCGGGAAGAAAAGCCATCATACCCACTTCTCACCGCGGACGAGGACCATTTTTAGTGGAAGGTGTAGAACCTTTGAGTTATAAGCTTGTTGGAACGACAACAAAACAGGAAAGGGCACGTCGCCGCCGCGCTAAACTTCATGAAGAGTATCAACGTGACATGGCTTATTCAAACCTTATTGATGAAGAAGGTCCATCTCATTTCACTGCTGTTGGACCGAAGAAAGTGCGAGGTAAACGTACCCAACCATTAGCATTTGTTGTTCAACCAGCGAAGAAACCAAGAAAACGTACTGTCAAAGCAAAAGCGGTTCATAAAGTGAAAGGCGTTAGGGGTAAGTCTGTCACCTATAAAGTAATTCCAGGTAAAGCGAAGGGTAAACGACATTGCATTGAGTACTTTATTGGTCCATCTGGTAAAGAACGATGTAAAAAATATTCTAAAACTGGTAACCCATGGATTGCCTTTGTGAAAGCTTTTGCTGCCAAACATAAGATAACTTATTCAGAAGCACTCAGAGATCCAAAAACAAGTAAAGCCTACAAATCTCGAAAATAATAAATTTTATTTTTAATTTATTAAAGATGTCATTTACAAATAATGAGAAAGAACACGCTAGGCCTTTTGCATTATGTGTAGGTGGTAGGGCTGATGGTGAAATAATTTACCTTAACCCAGAAGCTGATCATAAATCAATTCGCCGTAAACCGTGGCGCGTCATTCACTACGATGAAGGTCACTTTGAAATGCTCCCCGATCCTGAACACATTAGAGTTTTGTATATTGCTGCCCCCGCCGGTGCAGGTAAATCAACGTGGTGCGCCCAGTTCATATCAAAACATAAAAAGATGTATCCAAAAAGTAAGTTTATTTTGTTTAGCCGTGTGAATCAAGATGCACCATTAGATGCCTTGAAACCCAAACGTGAAATTATTGATGAAGCCTTAGTTGAAGTGCCAATGGAAATTGAAGAATTACCAGATAATTCAATTATTCTGTTTGATGATATTGATACCATCTCGGATGACAAGATAAGACATGCTGTATACAAAATCAAGGATCAAATCCTTGAAATCGGCCGCCATAAAAAAATAACCATTTTGGTAACGTCGCACCTCATTAACGGAAATGATAAGAAAACAACAAGAACCATTTTGAATGAGGCACAAGCTGTCACCATCTTTCCAAGTAGTGGATCAACTTATGGGATTAAATATTTTGCTAAAAATTATGTTGGTTTATCAAGTACGCAAATACAATTGTTGTTAGATCTGGAATCGCGCTGGGTCACCATTATCAAAACTGCCCCAAATTGTATCATTAGTGAACACATGTGCTGTTTTGTCAAAGAATTGGGTAAACGTGAAACGGATTAATTTTATCCTTATAAATGAGTCTGCATAATACATTACAGGACTTTCAAAACGTCAAACAGCAACAAGATCTATTACCGGTTTTGGTGTTAGCTGGACCTTCGATCCAACCTGTACAATCTTCATTAGCTTATGTGGTAACTGACCCTAAAGCAGTGTATATTGCTGATGGTACTTCATGGAATCGAATTGCAAACACTGGAAATACTGGAACAACTGGTCCTACAGGCCCTACAGGTAGAACAGGTCCTACAGGACCTACAGGGGTTCCTGGATCAGCCACCAATACAGGATCCACTGGACCAACTGGCGCTGGCGCGACTGGCCCTCAAGGCTTAACAGGCTATACTGGTCCTACCGGGAGACCTGGACTAGCTTCCAACACTGGTTCGACTGGCCCTACAGGCCCTACGGGGTCGACTGGTTCAACAGGTTCAACGGGATCGACTGGTCCGACTGGACCAGTGAATAGTAATGCTTGGTTATTATTAGGTAACGCGGGAACCGATCCAGCAACCAATTTCCTTGGGTCAACAGATGCCACGGCAGTCAATATTTCTGCCGGTGGAAACCTCACGGCGAAAGGAACGTATCAACTTTCCACTTACGGTTCTTTGATTCCACAAGGGGGTAACGTGTTGATGGGTTTATCTGCTGGGGCTAGTTTTACGACTGGTACTGGTAATGTGGCTTTGGGTGTGCAAGCTTTGACGACTGAGGCAACGGGGACCGATAACACGGCGATCGGTGACAATACTTTACAATTTCAAAATGGGGCAGTTGGGAATACAGCCGTGGGGTCAGCTGCTTTGGGTAATGTCGTCATCGCCAGTGGGGATACTGCGGTTGGTTATTTAGCACTCCAATTTAATAAAGATAGTTTCAATACGGCAGTGGGTTATGCTTCCCTTCGTAATCATGCAACTGGTGGTTATAATACTGCTTTAGGATTTCAAACAGCCACCGCCCATATCAGTGGTACTGGGAATACCTATATTGGTGCTTTAGCAGGTCAATCCAAAGGGACTGGGACAAGTGATTGTATTTGTATCAATTCGACTGGTGACTTGAATGATCCTACTGGTAACGGCGTGATTGAGATAGGCGATCCTACAACTTCAGTGGTCCATTCCTGTTATGTCCAGGGTATAAGTGGATCGACTGTGACAGGCCCTGCTGCTGTCATTGTTGGATCAACAGGAAGATTGGGTACAATAGCCTCAGCACGTAAATTCAAATATGATGTCGTGGATATGTCGGATGAATTTAGCCAACGTCTTTACAAACTAAAACTTAGAAATTTTAAATTTCTTCACGAACCAGCAGATCAACCTCTTCAAGGAGGTGTGATTGCAGAAGAATGTATTGATATTATGCCTGATTTAGTCCGATATGACAAACATGGTGATGTGATGAGTTTCTATTATCATGACTTGATATCCATGTTAGTGAAAGAAGTTCAAAAATTGCGCGCGGATTGTGATTTATTATTACTTCATTCAAAATGAGTCGGACAGCTGGATGGCGAGAAGCTGCCCCAAAACGCGGTAAACAAAGACAAGAAGTTTTAAAACGATGTGGCAAAGATGCTTTTCTAGAACCCCACCGACTTGGCTACCCAGTGATGGGACTGGATTGTCGTTACGACTGCCGGGGTATCCAAAGTGCCTACCAACGTGCAAGACAGTATCACAATGAACCGACAGCCAATGCGGCTTTAGCGCTACGAAAGTCTGTGTGTTTCCATTAATTATCTAGATTCTAGATAATTTATTGTATTTTGGCACCGACAATACTTTCATCCCCATAGGCGTAAGTGACACGGAGAGGATCACATCTTTCCAAAATAGTTTTATAAAGTGGATAAGGATCATCAATCATAAACTTTAATTGCATTTTTAAGTCTTCTTCCCAAGTTGAACGCTTTTGTTCAATTATCGCCATCATACAAAGTAAAGTATGTTTATGGTTATGTTGATGCAGTTTAATCATCCATTGTAATTCACTATCTGCTGGATTTATGACAAAATGATGTTGAAGTAGTTTGTTCTTCCATTCTGACATTTTATTACTATTATAAATGTTTATGAAGTTAGGAATGCGACTACGTCATCAAAATCCTTCCCCAAAAAGATTTTTGCAAAGTCCTTTAAGGTCATGTCCTTGCATTTTGTCCACAGGATACACCATCGACCGCAAGAACGAATGCCTGGTTCCAATTTCTGGAACTGGTAAGGGTTGTAGACTACTTTCATGCCACTTTCTTGCAACAAACGAGTAAGATACGGATAATTTTGATAACTTGCCGCCGCAAATTCAGGTGGAATAAATGCAAATTGTGAATCAGGTCTGCCCCCATAGGGATCGAAAAAGGTAATCACCTTATTCGAGTAAGTGATGACGACCCAATGTCCGTGATTAGGACTAGTTTCATACAAAATAAAACAATTTCCATACGGCTGCAACAAGTTTTGGATGTTGTTGTAGGTGTGAACATCACTGTACTTGATAATCTTGGTCTGGTGGTTGAGATAGTTCATAATATCCGTGTTGGACAAAGCATACTTCACCTGTTTTTTTATTTGTTTATCCATTTTATTGTCTAATAAAATGAGTACAACGATTGAACGTGAGAAGATTGGACAAAAGGATAATGTTTATATTAACATTGTCATACCCGGGAGTAGTGACAATGTGAGTAACATTCCAGCCACTTACAATCAAACTTTTAATCAAGCCATTCTGGCAGATCCAAGTCAATATTACTGTAGTGTAATCCGGTTTGCTCTCCCGCTGGATACCATCCCCATTCAGCATTTTCCTGTAGATACCTCACAAAACAATCCAAATGTGACGATTTGTACAGTTTATATCAAAGATGCAGGATACAACACACAAGCCTTTGGCACACTCACATCACAACAGGTCATCTGGCAACCTGAAAATAGTCTTACAGCGCCCACACCACAAGGGTCAGCACCCTTCTTTACCCCCAATCAAACTGGATCAGACTACTATAACAATTTTAGTATTCAAAATGTAGTGAATATGTTTAATGTAGCGATTCAGGCTGCTGTCACCGCCGCGGGTTTAGCTGTGACTGCACCCTACTACAGCTGGAATCCGGCAACAAACTTGTTTAGTTTGACAATTTCAGCTGGTTTCGCCGCGTCTGGTCATAGTCTTGGTGTAAACACCGCAGCGCAAAACTACTTTGATTCATTCAATGTGTGGGAAGATATTCAAAATCATATTTTTTGGTATAATACAACATTACCCTCTGGTGCATCATTCCCTTACACATTTAGTGAGGATTACACCAGTATTGATTTATGGTTTGATGTTAGAAGAATCATCATTCAGTCTAATGGTTTGCCCATCCTGAATGAATCTATACCAGTTCAAAATGCGACAACTGGCCAAGTTTCTGGGGTAGTGGTCTTTAGTCCAATTTTGACAGACTACATTTTACCGCTATCTAACCCAGAAGATCTTAAATCAGTAGCAGTCTATGTGCCTACTTCGCAGTATCGATTAGTTGATATGCAATCCAACGCCCCCCTCGTCAAGATTGATTTAACCTTCTTTTGGCAGGATAAAAATGGCAACCAGTTTCCGGTCAATATTTCACCACGTCAACAATCTAGCGTCAAAATTGCATTTTTAAACAAACATTTGTACGCGCGAGGTAAATAAAACAATCTACAGTTGAAATTTTTTAATTTCATCTCTAAATATCATGTCATACTCTTATCAACCACTGCAAAGTGTGTCCGTTGAAGATCCGGTGACAAAAGTTGAAGACATGCTCCGTTATGCATGCTTACGTAGTGGAACAAAGATTAGTTGGAAAACGTTTCCTTCAAATAATATCTCCAATTCTTCGATTGTTTGGTCATGCCCTCCGCCATCATCCAACATTATTACAGATCGTTTAGTCACTGCTCAGATTCCGATCCGATTGACTATTACTGGTAATATAGTGACTACAGATGGCTCTTTTACCCCAACGTGTACCCTGTTAAACTCTGGATTTGATGCACCTAGGGCTTTCCCACTCTCATCTGCTATTGATACATTACAAGTATCCATCAACAATGATAGTTTATCAGTGAACATGTCTGATATTGTTCATCCAATTACCCGATACAATATTGGTACTGATTTACGCGCGCGAGAATATTCTCAAACCCCTAACATGGCTGACCAATCCAGTGTTTATGCTGATTTAGTTGGTACAAACAGGAATCCACTTGGCAACTATGGTAATGGTTTTCAAGATGATATTGGTCCTCGTGGTGAATTCCCCTTTACCATCGTCTCCAATCCAACGGGTGCTGCTTCGACTGGAGGTACTCAATTAACTGCGGTTGTTGATTTTGTTGTTTGCGAACCACTCTTCCTCAGCCCATTCTACTGGGGTTGTTCTAAAGATGACAATCGGGGCTTCTTTAACGTCAATAGTATGGATTACACAATTAATTTTCTCACTGCAGCTGCCCAGAGAATGTGGTCCCATGCACAGACCGCCGCGATAGCGTCATCGGGTAGTATCAAGGTATACAGTCAGATTACAAGTATGGCTGCCTCGTTTAATCAGTTTAGTCCTGCGTTCTCTTACACACCAAATACGCCCATGCTGCTCTTTAAATATTATACACCAAATTTGCTAAAACCGTTAAGACAAGATATCCCATACACTTACTCTTACAGTGAAGTGCAACGATATCCTACTAACATTGGGACAATTGCTTACAGCTCAGATGCCACCCAAGGCTCGGTAACAGCGAGTAATAACATTCAATTGAATCAAATTCCAAGACGAATGTATCTTGTGGCTCGACCTTCCAATTCAGTCTTACAATCTGCTGCAGGTTCCCAGTATACGGATACTTATTTGGCCATTCAAAATGTGTCTATCCAATGGGCTAACAATAACACTGTCATGTCCACTGCCAATCAGTATCAGTTATTCCAGATGAATACTAAGAATCATTCAGAACAATCTTGGGAAGAATGGTCTGGACTTGGTGTTTACAACTCTGCTTTCCCTGGCACATCTGGTAGCGCCAAGTACTGTGGTGGCTGTGGTCCACTTTGTATTGAATTTGGGACGGATATTGAACTGAACCCAGACGAAGCCCCGGGATTGTCGGGGCAGTACCAATTGCTTGTCAATGCAACAATCGCAAACAAGGTGGTTGATGGGTCATGGGACAATTTAGATATGACTTTCTGGATAATTGTGGTTAATGAGGGTACATTTACAATCACTTCATCAGCATCTGCCCAGCATCAACTTGCACCACTATCGAAGATGGATATCTTGGATGCGAGACAGCAAGTGGGTTTGAACTACAGGGCAGTTCAAAGCTACAATGGTGGCGATTTCTTATCCGCACTGGGCAACTTTGCTTCGAAAGTCCATGATTTCTTAAAAGATAATAAGATTATCAGTACAGTAGCCTCTGCCATCCCACATCCTATAGCCCAAGCCGTCGCGACTGGTGCACGTAGTTTTGGCTATGGATATGACGGAGGGTGTGATGGTGGTATCGCTCTTGGTGGTGGTCGACGAATGACTAAAGCTCAAATGCGTGCCGCACTTAGAGGCTAGACCAATTGAATGTGATTGTTGAATTTCCTTTGTAATGTCTCGTTTTTGCAAAACCAAAGTGCTCTAGATATCGACGATAAAATTTATGTAATTTGCCATGAATGATGTAATTCGTTGGTATATCACATGAATCTTCCATGTTCAACTTATATCTATATTGATTAACATCATAGTATATACAAACAACGTCAGCAATGTCAGTCACTTCCACGATTAATCTTCCAGTAGTATGCAATGGCGATGTTAAATGTTGACAATCCCATACAAATCCTTCGGGATCTGTATAGCTGGTCCCGCGTTCAAAATGAGGTGGACATTGAATGATTCTAGACTCAATCATCTTGTAATAGTCGCGGCGCAAGACATCTTGAATGTCTTTGATTAAATCAAACTGGTTTACTAACCATAACTTTTTGATAATATTGTCGCGTACCCACATTTACTAATAAAATGCATTGGCTTATTGCTGCTTATATGTTATACAAGACCATTGAGATTCTTGAGTATTACAAAGGGACAATCGATGTTGGTTATCGATTAGGAAGGGTTTTGTATGCCCTTCAACCGCCCAAAACCAATCGATTGTCGTAGTCACTGCATAGAATTCATAACATCGGTGACAATTCACTGGTTTATTACTCATTCTAAAACAACCATAATTTGATTTACATAGTGCATCTACTGTCACAGTGTAATCTCGCATACGATATTCGATATCACAAGTGGTATCATCTTGATAAAATTGAATCATTAACATCGTACTGAGTGGTCTTCCAGTCACATTCGGGTGACAGGTGTAACTCAATCCTGTTTCTGTGTCAATATAACGTAAACCTTGAAACTCTTCCAGGGCTGGTAACCGGATTGTTCTCTTGCAAATGAAGTCAAATATTTGATTTACAATCAAACCAACGACATCAATATCTAGGCCATCAAGTTGTTTGGCTAGCCAGTACTTGTGAATGACATCCATAGGTGCAGTTGGTGCGCGTGCACTGGTTAATCTGAGTGGTAAAATTGGGTCAAGGTAATCACCTTGGGCTGTTCTCCATGTGAATGATATTCTTGCCATTTAATGATGTCATTATAATTTGTAAGTAACCAGAAAATAAATTTTGAAATTTATTTCCTACTTAAATGGAGGCAGTGAAAAATGGATGGGATCGGTCGATCGACCATGACGATATTCGTGTCAAGTTGATTTCCGCGTTTGATCAATTGACACACGACGAGAAGCGCAAGGACAAAGATAGGACAAAACGTAAATTATGTTATATCGTGATTGCGTTAATCCAGCTTGGGAGTGGGTGCAGGGTGAGTGAAGCGATTCAGGCTTTTGAATACTTCTTAGAACATGATAAGAAAGAATGTAAAGTCAAGATTGCCAAGTCTGAAAAAGTCCACAAGGATGGAAACATGATCGCTAAACCGCGTTACCGGTTAGTTCAAAATATTGATTCTGTGAACTATCGTCCGCTGAGTAGGTGCCTTCAAACCACTTTTGAGGGTATTGAGTACCCTAGGCAGGCCATGGATAATTACTTGAATCGTGAATTTCAATGTAATACGCACTCGCTGCGATATAGTCGCATCAACTATCTGTTGTATAAGAAGAAGCGAGAACCTACGCTTGTGGCCAAGCATGTGGGACATGTGAATACCAACATGTTGACCAGATATACCCAGACAATCGAATCCGATAAATTGTTTGAAGACTAATAGGGGCCGAAAATGATCGGATCCTAAAAATTTGACACCAAAAATGGCAACCAAGAAACAACTAACACCCGCGCAACGAGAGAAGAAAAATAAGTCTGGTCAGGCTTATTACAGACGTAATCGTGAAGAGATCAAAGCGAAAAAAGGGAGAGAGGTTTACTGTAATATTTGTAATATTATGGTTCCCCTCAATTACATGCATACCCATATCCATGGGAAACCAGATGGTACAAGCAAGAGTGCACGCCATACTGGCCGTCTTACCATACTTGAAGAGGCAGGTTGTACGATCACGCATGAGAAAACATCAGGCGAATATTGGTCAACGATTACTCCTAGAGAGATTGGTGAATATGTTTTCAGAGAAAAGGGCTGGGGTGATTATCAACATGAAAAGCCAGTCGAAGACAAACAGCCTGCGCCAACTGAACACCAGGTCTTGTTATACGAATTGTATCCTGAACGTTTACCTGTTTGTCCAGAAATTCCTAAATAAAATGGAACCTCGGTGGAGAGTTATAAAAATGGTATTTTTATATCGCGATGGTTGGGATATCTTCAATATACCCTATTACTTGAATCGTTTTCTGCCGGAACGCAAAGTCAGACTACTGCTTGATAAGTATCAGTATACTGATCATGGTTTAGAAGTGATATTAACACGCAAGCGGTTTAAACATCAAAAGATGGAAGTGATTGACAAGGTGATTTATATCTTTGGTAGATAAAATGGACATTGATGACAATGAGAGGCAAAGAATCATCATGGATTTAACTTTATTTTACTTTGATGTTGTATTGCAACAAGTATTTCCTCAGCTTCAAGGTCAACCCGCGGCGGCGCTACAACAATTCGCCCAACAATTGGATAGACCACAGTTGAATGCGATTATTGCAGAGGCGCGCCGGCGGGCGATTGAAGAATTTAGGGCTGACTTTGATTTGTTTGTGCAACGTCGATCAGCCAATAGGCAGGGTAAGGGTGGAGGATTTACGAAACGCAGACGATATTAAAGTACTTGATGTACTTTAATATTTTGGTTTAAATGAGTTTTGCAAGTTTGGCTTCGAGGGCATCGATGCGCTTGGTAAGATACTGGTTGTGTGCAATTAACATATAAGGAATGTACTGCCACATAATGGCTTCTGGATTGCCATCTTTATCGTGTGCGACTAAATCTGGACAACCTTCGACTAAGTCTTCAACCATCATACCCCATTGTTGTTTTTCTGGTGTGTGAACCTTCATATTGTAGCGATAAGTTTGGAAGGATCGAATAAGTTTATCTGTTTCTTCTAAATTTGTATCTTTTATATTTTCTTTCATCTCGCGTTTGGATGATACAGTACCTAATTGATCAGCAGAATCCACTAACACAGCGACAGCATTATTTTGACCTGTGGTAACACCCCTAATCTGCCATATGAAACATTGATTACTCGCGCCGGCACCAAAGATATGTTGTGATCCAATACATACGATATTAGATCCTGTGGTAAAACTATTTCCAGTAGCGTAACCAATAAATATATTACCAGTACCAGTCGTAGCACCATTCGCACTCAATGAACCAAGCATCGTGTTAAAATTTCCTGTTGTGATGGCAGTCCCTGAGATATTACCTACACATGTGTTGTCTGAACCCGTTGTGGCTTTAGCCGCTTGAAAACCAACTGCTGTATTATTCCCTGCTGTTGTGACTGTTGTCAAAGCTTGATAACCAACGCCAGTGTTTTGCGTTGCAGATGTGTGTGCTGTCAAAGCTTGGTAACCAACAGCGGTAATGTTACTGGCTGTACAGACGTTTAATGCGTTCACACCCACAGCTGTGTTAGCAACACCTGAAACATTGGTTTGTAATGCACCGCTGCCTACAGCTGTATTCGATCCGCCTGTATTTTTATCTAATGCTTTCCAACCAATGGCCGTTGAACCAGTTGCGCCAGTATTCGAATTCAGTGCATTAAATCCTAACGCTGTATTGTTAATCCCAGTAGTATTACTTGACAAGGATCCACTACCAACCCCCGTATTCTGACTCCCAGTGGTCAATAACATGGACGCTTGACCAATTGCCGTGTTATCACTAGCCCCCGTAGCACTTGATAATGCCTGATTACCTAACGCTGTATTGTTTAATCCAGTCGTATTCACAAGAAGGGCTTGATACCCGCCGGCAACATTACCAAATCCCGTGGTGTTAGCCTTCAAGGCACCAGAACCAATCGCCGTATTCTGATTGGCTAAATTCGCAGTCAAGGCATTATCACCTACAGCAACACAATTACTGCCAGTGGCATTCGAGGCTAATGCTTTAAAACCGAGTGCAGTATTGCCTGTCCCAGAGATATTGGCATTCAAGGCTTGATAACCCATAGCGATACATCCAGTACCAGTGGTATTTGTTTGTAGCGCGCCGGACCCAACGGCTGTATTTTGATCCGCAAAATTAGCACTCAAGGCGTTTGAACCTACAGCAGTACAATCAGAACCACCTGTGTTGGAGAATAAGGCATGTTGACCTAACACTGAATTACGATTACCATTAATGTTGTTAAACATGGATAATTCACCACAAGCAGTATTGTTAGATCCCACTGTATTGGCTTGTAAGGCTAATGAACCAAAAGCTGAATTCACCGTACCTGTTGTATTCACGGCGAGTGCTGAAGCTCCACAGGCTGTATTGTTTATGGCGGTTGTATTTTTCTGTAAGGCAAGATAACCCACCGCGGTGTTGGAGAAGGCATTGGTGTTTGATTGTAAAGCACTGTATCCTATAGCTGTATTACCAGCATTGGATGTATTATCATTTTGTAAGGCATTCACACCCACAGCAACACACTGATTCCCAATCACATTCGAATTCATGGCATTTGAACCAATAGCGACATTCTCATCACCACTGTTGGCAAGTTGTAAAGCACCATCCCCAATCGCAACATTATGTGAACCACCAGTATTCGAATTTAAGGCTTGATAACCGAGTGCTAAACAATTCGTACCTGAAATATTTTTTTGTAAGGCACCTACCCCAATCGCTATATTTTGATTAATCCCTGTACAAGAAGATAAGGCTAAATTACCAATGGCAATGTTTTGTGCACCGCTTGTATTTTTCTGTAAAGCATACTGACCGATTGCGATGTTTTGTGCGCCGGATGTATTGGCTGCTAACGCTGAATCACCAAAAGCCACTAAACCAGTACCTGTCACTGCACCCGCTAAGGCACCAGGACCAATTGGGTACTGCGAAGCTGTATTGGCAATTTTAATCATGGCATTAGGGTTAGTAATGATGGGTGTATCCACTTCAGTCACAAAATTTTTAACACCACTGATGGATTGTCCAGTTGTTGATAGGATTCCAGGGTGAGTTGTATCAACATATTCAGCAGCAAGGAGTAATAAACCATTATCTAAATATAAACCAAAACTATTGACTGCAGCCAGTGGACCGGTTAATGAATAACCCGCAATCGCTCCAGTAGGGCCAGTCACGGAGGCCCCTGTAGGGCCTGTTAATCCCTGTGTGCCTGTTGGGCCAGTAGAACCTGTAGGCCCGGTGCCTACGGGACCAGTTGGACCGGTCGATGCTGTAGGGCCTGTACTTCCTGTTGGGCCGGTTGGACCAGTTCCTAATGCACCGGTAGGGCCTGTCGATCCAGTGGATGCTGTCGGGCCTGTGCTTCCTGTTGGACCTGTACTTCCTGTTGATCCTGTAGGCCCGGTTCCCAATGCACCAGTCGGCCCGGTCGATCCAGTGGATGCTGTAGGGCCTGTCGAACCTGTACTTCCTGTTGTTCCAGTACTTCCGGT